ATTAATCTCCATGATGTTAGAACTCTGAATCGCTATATTCACCAGTCATCACATCAACGAAAAGGGAGGGAGCCAACGGCTCGTGACCTTCCACCCCATGTTCGAGTTCATCTTTGGTTAGACCAAACATCCATTCGTTCTGTGGTAATTGTGTATCAATAGCGATGTGGCTATACTTCCAAGTGGCTTGTTCTCTAAGAACCTCTGGATCTTGGATAATGTTGCCTTGAGCATCCTTTTGGAATGATCCACGAAGAGTTATAACTACATCTGATCTAAGTTCTTTCTGTACTTGTGGTATGGTTTCAGGTAAGTATCCTATCCAACCAGTTTCTTTACCTACTACGAGGTTCATTTTGACTACTTTATTTTCTAGCATTTCTCTATGACTCCTTATGTCTAATTGAGAGTTAACGAGATTCTTATAATAAAAATCTCTATCAAAGGGGGTACCCGAACAATTAGGAGCGCATATCAAAATGCTACAATTTTTGTATGTTTGGGGTAGGCGTACTGATCCTACATAAGGGAAGTGAATAATGTCCAAGTTATTGTGTTCCGTTGCTTATTTTTTTTGAAAAAAAATCCACTTCGTCGACAAAAGAAAAAAAAAAGAAATTTCTTGTCGCTAGTGGACGCTAGAAGGTAACTGTATATCGTACAAAAGTCAAGGTAATTCGGAGTCGTAACAAATTTATTTTTAATTCGTAGTATTTTAAATGGGTTTATTTGTAGCTTTTCCTATGAAAAAGTATAAACTTACGATTATTTACGATAAAGAAGGAGAAGATGTCCAATCTATTAAGCAAGAAATCGTAGATATGAAACCCAAAGAGAACCGAGATAAGATCGAAATCCAATTTAATCGAAAATTTGTGAAGAACCTTCCACATTTAGACCAAAAAGTGATTAATACGATCTTTGATACTGCGACAACAGCAGGTGCTCTTATGGGTGATGCGTGAATATACTCTAAAGAATCAACAGAATTTTGTTTATGAGGATGTAAGTGAAATTCCAGTAGGTCTACCAATCGTTGAAGATTGGCGTAAAGCTGAACTAGGTGATTGGGTCACTGCTGATGACGGATGTGTCATACAGATTTTAAGATGTGGAGCGATGTTTCATCGCAAAAAACGACAAAAATATGTAGGCACTTGTACAGGAACTTTCATTTGTAAACCTTCTGTTCTAATGGATACCGATAAGCGAAAGAATATTTATTCGTTTGGAGGTCATCGCAACCATCTCGACTCGGTAAGGGAAAGAAAAAACCTTACTGCCCAAGAAGTTATGTTTTCTAAATACATAGCCAATGGATTATCTCCAGAAGAAGCATATTTGAAGTCTTTTAACTCAAAAAACAGAAAGTATGCAAAAGTACAAAGTGCGGTTTTAATTAAACAAGAGAGAATTGTGTCAGCAGTTAAAGAAGAACTAGATGGTGTCTTAAAAGATCTTGGCATAGACCTTAAATATTTATTGCAAGGCGTAAAGTCTGAAGCCGACAGTGCAGATCGTCCTGTCGATAGACTTAATGCTTTCAAAATGTTGTGGGAAGCTGCCGAGGTTGTACCTAAACAGAAAATTACTCAAGTGTCAGGAGCTGTATTTCAAGGCTTTGACACGAAACAATTAGAGTCAGCAAAGAGAAAACCCGAATTAAAAGCAATTGACGACTAGGTCGTCCTAAATTTTTTTGTGCTTCGCACAAAGGAAAAAAAATATGGATTTTTTAGCTATTTACGGGGAGGCAGGAATGATTGGCGTGGTGGGCGCAATGTTTATGTACCTTGTTGTCTCTATGTCTAATAAATCAGCCAAACAACAAGAGGTCTTAAAAGAACTTGAAGTTGAAAACAAAGGTCAATCAGAGACATTAGAGAATATGGAGGGCATGATTATTAAACTGATTGAACGTTGGAACAAGTCAGATGAAAGATTGGATCGCAAGTTTGACGACTTAAATAGGCATGTCAGAGATTTAGATTCTCAAGCATCGGAAATTAAAGGTAATCTTTCAAGAATTAATGGTAAGCATTAATGAAATACCTAATAATTTTAAATAAAATCCTAAAATTTTTAATTTTTTTAGTTATTACACTTTCTGCCATATTATTTGCGTGTAGTTGCAATGGTTGGGGCATAATGGGTCATGCAATAGACGAAGAATACAGTCCTTCTGTGTTCCAAGAAGTTGTCGATCAAGACTCTGTTGTCCATTATTACAATGCGACAATGTATTCAGGTCAAATGTGGTGCTTTAAACATGCAAAATATGAGGAGGTTAGAGTCATAAGTGAATGAAGGTGCAAGAAGCTATAAAGGTGAAGTGGTTGGAGGAGATTCTTATTCAATTACGATTAATTTTAAATGGCTTATACAGATTCTTACTTTAATTGGAGGATTGCTTTATGCGTTTTGGGAAATTGAAAATAGAATATCTACGTTGGAGCAGAAGGTGGTGGAGGCTAATGATGACATTAGGAACTTGCTTAGTAAACACGAGTTGGAAGAGACTGCACAGCGAGAGGAGTTAGAAAATAAACTCAAGTTTTATGAAAAAGAATTCAACATCAACCCTTTGAGTTGGCGTAAAAAAAATAAAAAATGAATATTAATACTCAAAATGTATCAAAAGCAGAAGAAGCTTTACAGTTAGCTTATAAAGATATGTTATCATTTGGTAAGCTATTTCTACCCGATGACTTTATGCGATCTGAAACGCCTTTCTTTCATTATGAGATTGCTGATGACATTATGAATCACGATAAAAAGCAATTAGCGATTATTATGCCAAGAGGACATGGTAAAACAGTGTTAACTAAATGTGATATTTTATGGTCGTTTTGTTTTGCTAGTAAAGAAGATCCTTTGTTTTATGGTTGGGTTTCAGCGACACAGAAACTCGCTAGTGGTAATATGGACTATATTAAGTCGCATTTAGAATTTAATGACAAAATAAAATATTATTTTGGAACAATGAAAGGTCGCAAGTGGACTGAAGAAGATATTGAACTAAAAAACGGTTGTAAACTGTTATCGAAGTCAAATGTATCTGGAATTCGAGGTGGTGCGAAACTTCATAAAAGATATGATTTAATAATATTGGATGATTTTGAAGATGAAAATAACACACTCACAGCAGAAGCGAGAGCAAAAAATGGAAACCTTATTACAGCAGTGGTATACCCAGCCCTTGAGCCGCACACAGGCAGGTTGCGCATTAATGGTACTCCTGTTCATTATGATAGCTTTATTAATAATCTTATAACCAACAGTGAAAAAGCCAAGAAAGATAAAAAGAAATTTGCTTGGGATGTCCGATTATATAAAGCAATAGACCCGAAAGGTAATTCGTTATGGGGTAGTTGGTTCCCAATAGAAAAGTTAGAGGAGAAAAAACGATTCTATCGTGATAGTGGTATGCCTCAAAAATTCTATCAAGAGTATATGATGGAAGTGCAGAGTGAAGAAGATTCTGTTTTTAATTCAAGACATATAAAATATTGGGAAGGGCATTATGAATGGAATGAAGATCATCAGCTTGGCTATATATGGCATGACGATCAATTAAAACCTGTACAAACTTTTGTAGGGGTTGACCCTGCAACCGATGTTAATCGTAGAGATAGCGATTATAGTGTTTTAATGGTTGTTGCAGTGGACCAAGACAATTCGGTTTATGTACTAGATTACATTCGAGAAAGAGGTCTTTCGGTTATGTCAATTTTAGGAGAAAATAAAGATGGTATTGTTGACCATATGTTTACACTTGCACATAAATACCATCCTTTGTTAATGGTAGTTGAAGATACAACAATGTCTCGACCTATTTTTCAATCTTTGCGATCAGAATGTATGAGGCGAAATGATTTTTCTGTTAAATGGAAAGAAGAAAAGCCAGGCACAAGACAAAGTAAACGAGATCGTATTCAAGGCATCCTTTCTCAACGATTTTCAGTGGGTCAAATATTTATTAAAAAAAACCATTACGATTTACATCATGAGATTGTAACTTTTGGTAGTCGAATGGCGCATGATGATGTTATAGATGCCCTTGCCTATTCGGTAAAATACGCAACTCCTCCAAAAAGTCTCGTCCAAGAAAACGGGGTATATCTCCGTAAAACCAAACACCGTCCAAAAAGCTGGGTACTTGCTTAGTGGCAAAAAAAGACAAAAAAGCGGACAGAATCCGAAAACTTTTTGACGCAATAAATGACACTCATCGCCAAAATTGGGAAGTCATTAACCAAGAAGGGCATGATTTTTATCTTGATAATCAGATAAGCGAAACTGATGTAGAAGCTTTGAGAGATCAAGGTATGCCTACGTTTACAGTTAATCGAATTATTCCTGTTGTAGAAATGTTAAACTATTACGCAACAAGTAATACTCCAAGATGGCAAGCAGTTGGTGTAGAAGGGTCGGATAGCAATGTCGCTGCTTTGTTTTCAGATGTATCAGATTATATTTGGAATTATTCAGAGTGTCAAACTTTATATAGCAATGTAATAAACGATGCAGTAACCAAATCAGTTGGTTATTTGCAAGTTGATGTTGATCCAAATGCAGATAATGGTATGGGCGAAGTCGTTATTAAACAACCTGACCCTTTTGATGTTTTTATTGATCCAAAAGCAAGAGATCCATTATTTAGAGATGCTAATCACATTATTATTAGAAAAGTATTGCCTAAAGCACAATTAGTGCATTTATATCCCGATCACGAAACAAAAATTAATAATGCAAGTTCTCGTTACGCTTCAGATTATGACTATACAGATAAGCCTTTAGATAGCGCTGATTTTCAATATAAAGAAATTACAACAGGCTATGATAAAGAAGGAGCAATTAGCGAATTAGTCGAATACTTTGAACTATACGAAAAAGAACAAGTTAAGTATTGCAATGTTTTTTATAAGAAGATTCCTAGTCCAGAGATGGTTGAGCAAATTAAAAAACAAGTTGATACTCAAATACAAGAAACTTCTGCTGAAATGGAAGTTCAATTACAAGAATTACAGAAAAAATTACAAGAAGGAGTGCAAAGAGGCGAAATCCTACCCGAAAGGATGGAGTTAGAATTACAAAAAGCAGTAAAACAAAATGAGGCGCAACTTGCTCTAATGAGTCAAGAATTAATGGCTCAAGCACAAAAAGAAATGTCCATAATCGAAAATAAAGTAATCACTGCTGAAGAATATAAAGTGCTTACAGAAAATAAAGAATTTGCCGACACTATAGTCGATCATGTCTTTTTTTATAGACAACAAATTAAAATGACTAAAGTCGCAGGCGATACAACATTATCTGAAAGCATACTTCCTAGTGAGCATTATCCACTTATTCCTTTTATGTACAAATGGACAGGAACACCGTATTCAATGAGCGCAGTTGCCCCTTTGGTTGGTAAACAACAAGAAATCAACAAAGCCCATCAGCTTATGATCCACAACGCCTCATTAGGAAGTTCTTTACGTTGGATGTACCAAGAAGGATCAATTGATACTGCTTATTGGGAAAAATTTGCATCTGCTCCAGGCGCTTTGTTACCTGTCAATCAAGGATTTGAAGCACCAAAAGAAGTGATGCCAACACAACTATCAAATGCCTTCTATAATATTATACAAAATGGTAAATCAGATATGGAGTATCTAGCTGGTATATATGGTACTTCAATGGGTTCACCTGACAAAGACGTTGAAACCTATCGAGGTTTACTCGCTTTAGATGAATATGGTACAAGACGAGTAAAACAATGGTTAAAAAGTAGCATTGAACCTTCCTTAAAACATTTAGGGGAAGTTGTTAAAGATTTTAGTCAAAATGTATACAAGGCATACAAGGTAATGAGAATTGTTCAGCCTAATAATCTTGAAGAAATGAAAGAGGTTGAATTAAATGTTCCAATCTATAATGACTATGGTCAAGCGATTGGCAAATGGAATGATTATGAAACTGCAAAGTTTGATGTAAGAATTATTGCAGGATCAACCTTGCCATTAAATCGTTGGGCGTATTTATCAGAATTAAAAGAATTGTTAAAACTTGGTATTGTTGACGATATAGCAGTTTTATCTGAAACAGATATACGCAATAAAGAAAAAATAATGAAAAGAAAAAGTTTATATGCTCAATTGCAAAAACAAGTCCAACAACTTGAAGAACAAGTTAAAGATAAGACAGGTACAATTGAGACGCTTTCACGACAGTTGGTACAAGCAGGAATTAAAACGAAAGTACAACAAGGTGAAATGCAAGTTCGTAAATCAGCGATGGATGCACAATTATCTTACGGTCGCTCATCTGATAAGGTAAAAGCAGAGTCTGATTTACAAAGAAGATTACTGAAAATGAATTCACAAGCAAATGGAGTGATTAATGAGTAAAACCGATGAGGCAAACCCAAAAGAAGCTGAACAAAAAGATGTAGAAGATTCAGTATTTGGCTCCTCTCAAGGGTTTTTTGACGATCTTGACAGAGAAGTAAACGGTGCTGTTATGGATGGTGGAGAAACCTCAAAAGAAGAAACAAAAGAATCTGCAGAATCAAATGAAGGAACTCCGCTTTTTACTGATATAGAAAAAGCAGACCCTAAAGTTGATAATACAGATTGGCAAAAGCGTTATTCAGATTCATCACGTGAGGCTCAAAGATTAAAAGATGAGCTAGATAAGACGAACCGCTTCAAACCGTACATAGAAGCTTTGGAAAAAGATCAAGGCTTAGTAAACCATATTAAAGAATATGTAGAAAATGGACAAAAACCTAAACCGATTAAGGAAGCGTTACAACTTCCCGAAGATTTTGTTTTTGACATGGACGAAGCGTTAGGCGATACCAATAGCAATAGTGCAAAAGTATTACAAAGCATTGTTGATAGACAGGTTTCCAATCAAGTTGATGCACGATTAAAACAAGAAAATGAAGTACGTCAACAAAACAAGATACAATCTGAAAGAGATCGTCAAGCAGTTGAGTTTAAACAAAAGATGGGTTTAGATGAAAATAACTTCAATGAATTAATGGATTGGGCGAACAACCATAAAATTAGTTTTGAAGATATTTATTATTTAAAGAATAAAGACTCTGCAATGCAAAATGTTGCGCAGAATACAAAAAACGATATGTTAAGTCAGATGAAAGCAGTAAGGAATATTCCAACATCTGCAAGTGCGACTAATTCACAAGCACGAACAACTGATATTAACGATGCTGTATTCGATGCAATTAAAAACATTGATGGAGGGATTGACTCTTTATTTAATGATTGACTGTTTTCTACTGAATAAGTAGGAGAATAAAATGGCTGACAATCCATTTAAATTAGCAGACAATAACGTTGCTCCAAGTAGTAACGGTAGTTCTCCAGTAACTGGTGGTTCAGGTATTGGAGATCTTAGAAGAAGATACGACTTTAGCGCACGTGTCTCTGAATTAGCAATTGACCAAACACCTTTCTTTAGGTTTTTATCAATGGCTGGAAAAAACCCAACCACAGATCCAGAGTTTAAGTCTTTGGAAATGAGACAGTCTTTTCACAAAAGATATGCTTATGTTGTAGCACATGATATGGATGCAACTGCATCAACAAATTTAGCTACAGACAGTCAATACATAAGTAATGCAATACCAACTGATGCAGAATTAGCGGCAGATCAAATCTTTGCATTAAAATTAGAAGGTGATTTTAAAAGTGAAGGTAATGTGCAAAGTGTTTTGGGTCAAACTGCAATAGCAATTGGTTCAGCAGGCACAAAGCCAGCATGGTTGTTAAAAGGACAAATGCTTCGCATACCTATGGACGTTGTAACAAGTGCAACTAATTCTACAAAAATAGCTGATGATTATATCACAGTTTCTATTATTGCAGATCCTGTTGCTTTAGCATCAGATACTGAAGCTATGGGCGTGCTTGTAAAAGTAGTCAGAGGAATTGCCCCAGCAGGTGATTATGTAGGTGTTTTTAAAGGAATGGCTTACGCAAGTTCTGCATGGAGTTTAACTGCTGCCGCAGGCGAAGCCAACAAAGTCTACGCAACAGGTTCAGCACATGCTGAAGGAAGTGGATTCCCTGGCACTTGGAAAGACCAACCATACGTTGATGTTTATGGGTTAACTCAAATCTTTAAAACAACTTGCCAAATGACAAACACTGCAAGAGCAACAACTTCTAAAATTGTTCCTGATGAGTGGGGTAGAATTTGGAAAGAAAAGTTAATCGAGCATAAATACGATATGGAACAAGCGTTCTTGTTTAATAGAAAGCATGTTGATGGAAATACTCGTTACACGCAAGGAATTATTGACTATATATTACAATCGGGTAATATTTTTCAATTAGATACTCTTACAAAGTCACAAGATGATTTTCTTGATGATATGAGTAACTATTTAGATCCTCGCTACAACAACGGTAATGCAACTGTATTCTTTGTTAATACAGCAGTATACAATTGGTTGCATAAACTAAGTGGATACTTTAGCAATAACGTTGCAAAAGTAGGAGATGGATCAAATGTCTATGGTCGTGCAGACATGGTTATGATGGGTAAGTCAAAGAAATTTGGTTTAGACATTTCTACCATTAGCACTCCATACGGAGACATGAACGTAACTCGTAACATCCATTTGGATGGTGGTCAAGCAGGAGCCAAAATGGTTGCAGTAAACATGAAGCATGTCGCTTATCGTCCATTGGTCGGTAACGGTGTTAATCGTGATACTTCAATTTTTGTTGGAGTTCAGAGTCTTGAAAATACAGGTATTGATCGCAGAATAGACCTTATTCAAACTGAGGCTGGTCTTGAATGTTTAATGCCTGAAGCTCACGCTGTTTGGAAGTAACGACAAGGGTGTGTCGACTAGGGAAGCAATCAGCCTCCTTTTGTTTCCCTAGTTTTCCAACATCATGGCAACATTTCAAGCACAAATAGAAGCCCTCGTAGGCACAACAGGTTCACAAGGATTGCAGTGGATCAACGATGGTGTTGTAGACACTGTTAACAGGATTACTGTTATTAATCCTAATCTACTTTTTAATTTTAGTGAAGAGGTTGCTTATACAACAGGTGGATTAGATGTTTCGGCTCATCATGCTCCTTTTTCAGTAAGAAGAGGTGAAAGACCTGCAAGACAGATTAGTCCAAATGAAAGTTTTGATGCATTAGATTCAGAGTCTTTAAGTAGAGCAACGCTAAAATATCCTGTTTATTGGTTATTAAACCATAAACTTTATATTGCTCCTATCCCTGGCAGTGGTGCTGAAAATGGTTTTGCAAATATTGTTCAGTATCCAACAGTAAGTGCATTGTCTGATCAAAATTACACCACAACAAGTTCTACATTTGCAAAACAGTTTTATCGTTTACCTATTCTTTTTGCATGTAAACGAATTTTGCAAGAAAAAATGGTAAATTGCGTTATACCTGCATTTGAAGCTCCTGTTATGGGAAGTTTAGATTTTGCAACACTTGGAACATTTATTGAAACA